GATATCGAACTGAGCAAGGAACGCGGGTTCGTGTTCGTGTTCGCCCCGACTCCTTTTGTTGACTGTGTTAGGGGGGTATAATGTCCGAAAGCCTTGTCCATAAAGTGATACAAGATCTGAAACCATCTGGGGGGGTTGCTTTCGACATAGGTGCAAATCGTGGAGCATACACTTCCATGCTGGCGGGTAAGTTTGGTCATGTTTACGCCTTCGAACCCCATTCCAACAACATTGAGTATCTAAACGAGAACACCAAAGATTGTCCTAATGTCTCTATCATCAAGGGTGCGATATCCAACAAGACTGGTATTGGGAACCTTTATACTTGTAGAAGCAATCCCGGTGGTCATTCGATCTCAGAGGAAGTAGCGAACAAACAAACTTGGGGACATGATCGGAAGAAGTACCTCGAAGTCAAGATGTTCACGATTGATGATTTTGTGAAGATGAAAAACATAAACAACCTCGAATTCATGAAGGTTGATATCGAAGGAGCAGAGGCGTTTGTGTTTGAGGGGGCGCAAAAGACCCTAAAGAACACCAAGCTCGACATAGTACTGGAAACTCATCTCAGTTACGAGGTTGCAAAACTGTACGATATGTTCGTGAATCTTGGGTATCACTGGTATGACGAAGCCGGAAGTCTGATGAAGAACATCAAGCACAACACGCATTACCTTATCTCAAATAAGGAATAAGGAATAACAAGTACCGATGACAGCACTCGACCACACCCCCACGAACATCAATCTGTTACCGCCTCTCGGTTTTAGGCTGTACATCAAGAAGCTGCCAAACACCGATTTCTTTCTACAAGAAGCTCAGATTCCAGCGATCTCGATTAACCCCACGAAGCACCCCACTCCGTTCGCGCCCATCCCGTATTCTGGGGACAAGATAGACTATTCTCCGTTACGAGTGAAGATAAAAGTTGACGAGAATATGACGAACTACACAGAATTGCATACCTGGTTGAGAGGACTAGGTTTTCCGGAAGATTTCAGCGAATACAAGGCCCTGGATGATGTGGATAAGGAAATGCGAGCCCACGGTGAGGGGTTGGTGTCCGATGCTTCCCTGATCATCCTCTCCAACATCAAGAATCCAAACATCGAAGTAGTTTTTGAAGACATGTTTCCTGTGTCAATTGGGGAACTTAGCTTCCGAACGACCGATCAAGACGTTGTGCATATTGATTGTGTCGCAGAATTTCGCTACACCAAGTTTGAGCTGAGAGTTTTGCCAAAATGAAAATAGAGATAGAGCATGTCCAACCTTCCCGATATCTGGCCCGTTAAAGATCTAAACGGATTTGGCGTTTCCTACATCGTAATCGCCACTCCTGACTTCCCTAACAAAGGGGCGTGGTGGCAGCTTGTGGATGCCCTCAATGGGGATCTTGTCACGTATGGATGGGCTAATGGTGTTGGTGGATGCATGAGAAGGGCCGCAGATGCAGGAAAGAAAGCGGCTCGATACAGAATGAAGAAGAAGGAAAAAACGTTTACTGAGGATTTGGCATCATTATGAAATACGTAGACTTGAGGGAAATGTGGCAGAAAGAAGCCAAGATAGACGAGCGCAAACTAGACGAGGAAAGCTCTGAACAAGCCTGCCTTCATGAGAAATACTTTCATCTCTACCTTGCAGAACGTATGGCACTCAAGAAGATGAAGTTTGAGCTGAAGCAACTAGAATCACAAAAACACCAGTTCTTTACTGAAGGACCGAGCAAAGAACAATTCGATGACGGCTGGAAACTCCCGGCCAGAGGAAAGATCATGAAGGCTGATGTCGGTAGATATCTTGATGCAGACCAGGACCTGATTGATTTCCAACTCAAAATAGAGTTCCAGCAATCCAAGGTAGATTACTTATTTGAAATCACTCAGAACATATCCAGACGCAGCTATCAGGTAGGCAACATTATCAAGTTCTTGCAATGGAGTCAGGAAGCTTAAACAATGAAAGAACCATTGAGTTTCATGATTCGTGCAGGGGCTATAATAAAGATGTATTTTTTTATGATGAAATACTACATAACTGGTGGAGCCTGGAAAAGCCCGTTGTTCGACATTCTTATTGATCCTGCTGAACAGGGAAAACTGGTTTTGTGTAAAGAAGACAAAGCTATGACATGTGGATTGTATGAAGAAGTTACAGACCACGTTTTTGAAGATGAACTGGAAGATCGGGATTGTTTATGGGAAGCCGATTACGAGGGAATGCGCCAACAGTTTAAGAATAAGTACGACAAATACGACGATTCGATAGGGAATGACTAATCTAAAGATCGTTCCTGTCAATGATGTGTATGTTCGGATCAAATGTGACGACGGAATAGCAAGAGCACTTCAAGACAAGTTCTCGTTCGAAATTCCAGGCGCACGGTTTCATCCAGCAGTCAAAGCAAGACGCTGGGATGGAATACTCAAACTGTTTCATCTCCGGACCCATTTGTTGTATAGGGGACTGGTTTCGTATGTTGTCGAGTTTTGCAAGACCCACCAGTTATCATACGAAATCGATCCTGTATTAATACCCAAACCCCATTATACAAAAGATAGGGTGGCTGAATTCCTTACCAGTCTGAAACTCCCCAAGAAATTTGGATTGCGTGAGTATCAGGTAGAAGCGTTTATCAGGTGTGTGAATAACGGAAGAGGGTTGTTTGTTCTTCCTACTGGTTCAGGAAAAAGTTTGGTGATCTATTGGTTGGTCAGGTGGTTTCAGAAACGGACTTTGATAATTGTCGATAGCCTCAATCTAATTCACCAGATGCAGAGTGACTTTCAGGATTACGGATTTACCGCCGATCATGTCCACTTGTTCTATTACGGCCAGAAGAAAGACACCGCCAAACCGATTGTCCTTACAACATGGCAATCCGCTGTAAAACAACCCAAAAGCTGGTTTCAGCAATTCAAACTGGTAATAGGCGACGAAGCTCACCAGTACGAAGCCAAATCCTTCAAAACGATCATGGAGAGCCTTAAAGACTGTCCGTATAGGTTTGGGTTCACAGGAACTCTTACCGGCACAGCGACCAATCAGATGGTCCTGGAGGGGTTGTTTGGAAAGTATCACAAGCTCGTATCAACCAAGGACCTGATTGATCAAGGGCATTTGTCTGAGATCGATATTACGTGCGCCATTCTGAAGTACCCCAAGGCCGACCGAAAAGAACTGAGCGGGGTCAAATACTCAGAAGAGCTGGACTTTCTATACGAACACGAAGGCCGCAACGCTTTTATCCGAAAACTGGCCTATTCTCTCAAAGGAAACACTCTTGTGCTGTTTCAGAGGGTAGAACAACACGGAATCCCCCTTTACAAAGCCCTCCAGGAAGAAACAACAACCCCGGTCTATTATGTTTCGGGGATGATTGACGGAATAGAGCGAGAAGAGATCCGTAAAATCGTCAACGAGCACAAACAATCAATAACTGTGGCGTCGGTGGGGACTTTTTCACGCGGGGTCAACATTCCCAATATCAATAACATCATCTTTGCCTCCCCGTCTAAATCCCAGGTCCGCGTGCTCCAGTCAATAGGAAGAGGTCTTAGGAAGTCCAAATCAAAGACTTCGTGTAAGATTTATGACATTGCAGATGATCTTTCATTAGGCAAACACAAGAATTTTACCCTGAAACACTTCATTCACCGGCTCGAAATGTACGTGAAAGAAGATTTCGCATACAAAACGTACTCAATCCCCCTCGATTGATTGACTTACACTCCAAGTATATAAATAATGAACACCTCAAGAACTTGGAGGCTATTATGACTGACGAATTTGACAAACTTGATGAAACCAACGAAGACGACTTATCAGCTCCGAAAAAACAAGTACTCTACATAAAACTAGTTACGGGTGATGAGATTGTCGGAGATTGTTTAGGAGAAGACCCGAACGGAACGGTAGTCATCCTAAAAACTCCTATGTTGCTATCAGAAGTCATCAATCCTCTTTCACAAACCATTTCCATAACACTCTCTAAATACATGATCTTCGGGGATTACGAGTTTATTCCGATCAAGAACACCCACATCATTTCGATGACCAAAGTAGTTCCGGAGCTAGAAGACTTCTACAAGTCCTCAGTGGTTTTCAATCAAGAAGTAGCAACCAAAGAAATAGCCAATGAGTTATCACGAGCAAATATGGCTACCAAACGCGCACTAAAAAACGAACTATCTTTGTCTGATGATCCGTTCGTAGACATGTTAATGGATGAAGACGATGAGGAGGAACTGAGTCTGGACCTGGAAGAAATGACAACAACACCAAACACCACTATCCATTGATGAAAAAAAAGAACCAGTCAGTTCATTACATAGACAACGAAAAACTTCTGAAGGCCCTGGTAGATCATAAGAAAGCATGTCGGAAGGCCAAGCGAGAGAAAGTTGAACCACCAATACCGAATAACTATATTGGTGAGTGTATCCTTATGTTATCACGGAGGATAGGCACTAGATCTTGCTTCTCAGGGTATTCTTTTCTGGAAGAAATGATATCTGACGGGATTGAAAACTGTATCCAGTACGGGATCACGAACTTTGATCCAAAACGCAAAACCAAAGCTTATTCTTACTTCACCCAGATCATTACATGGGCTTTCATACGGCGCATTCAGAAGGAAAAGAAACAACAATACATTCGTCTGAGATCCATTCAGACCCACCAGCTTTATGAACAACTATCAGATAACTCGTTTGTACCGGCCAACAACAAAGAGTTCGATGAGTTTATAGCCAAGTTCGAAGGTGATGTGGCCAAGAAGAAACAGAAACGAACAACGCCGAACACAGAAATAATGGGAGTGCGAGCATTCACTTACAGAAAGAAATGATGAACTGAGAAGTCAAGAGGAAATAATGTTTGAGCATGACTTGGGTGAACGAATTGATCTGACTGCTGTGTTCGATAAAAAAGGCAAGCATTACGTCCTGCCCGATGGTTCACAGCTCGATTCCGTCACAACAGTTCTCTCCAAGTATTACAAGAAAGATTTCTCCGGGTGGCATAAGAAGATCGGCAAGAAAAACGCGGAGGAAATCCTTACGCAGGCCGGTCGTCGTGGAACCGCTATTCATCTCCTGGCCGAACGGTATATTATGAACGAACCCGACTACGCTGAAGGTTCGATGGCTATCAACAAAGAGCAATTCGTTCACTCCATCAAACCATTCCTAGATCAGCATGTCACCAAAGTTTACGGTGTCGAGTTTCCATTATACTCAAAAAAACTTAAAACAGCCGGAACAGTAGATCTCATTTGCGAGATAGACGGAGTTCCGACCGTGCTAGATTACAAAACATCATTGAAAATCAAGAAGGAAGAGTGGATTCAGAGTTATTTCATTCAGGCGACCGTGTATTGTATTATGGCATCAAGTCGTTTCAAAATCCCGTTTCATCAGTTCGTAATTCTTATGGCTGTTGATCATGAATGGCCACAAGTGTATAAGAAGTCAGCATTAGATTTTGCCAGAGAAGTAAAAACAATCTTTATAGACTCTAGGGGGTAGATACAGATCATGAAAGTCGCAGGGTACTTTATAGCATGGCTCGCAATAGTCATGGCCACGTTTTCTTATTGCATGATCTCTGAAGCCGCTCCATCAGCACCCATTCCTGTGATATCGAATGCCCCTGATGTTCCGAATATCATGAGCCGTCCGACAAAATGCTATCCTCAAACTACTGTCACAAACTACATGCAGCAAAAAGGGTTTCGGATTATGTTCAATTGGGCATCTCCGAAAGGCGAGTTGTTGAAACTCGTAGCCGTGAATCCGAAGGCCGATGTGATGCTTATCCATATTCGTGGACGGGATATTGCATGTGTAATAGACGAGATCGGACCCAAAGTATCAGCATCCAAGCTCTTCTGGGACTTCTATCATATGATTCCGAACACATTAAACCGAAAACGCACCAAGAAAATGAGCTTCGATGGATTTATGTTCGAACGTATGACATTCTAACATTCTAACATTCTAACATTCTAACATTCTAACATTCTAACATTCTAA